AAGCGTGGATATTTGCTAATCTACTCGCCGCATTTTTAATTGACGACATAATCCAGCCATCGCTGGATTCCCCCCCCAGAAGTGCCGGATCCGAAAAGAAGAACTAACTCGTTGTGGAGAATAACAAAAATGGTCATCTGGAGCTTACAGGTGGCCATTCGTGGGACAGTATCCCTGACAGCCTACAAAACGCAATTGAAGAACGCGAGGCATCGTCTTAACGAGGCACCGAGGCGTCGCATTCTTCAGATGGTTCAACCCTTAAGTTAGCGCTTATGGGATTCTCCCCCGCCTGGTCTCTTACTCCTCAGGTTCGTAAGCTGTGAAGACAGCGACCTCCGTCTGGCCGGTTCGGATTCGTACCTCGCAGAGGTCTTTCCTCGTTACCAGTGCCGTCACTATGACGGTTAAACAGATGACGATCAGGGCGATTAACATCGCCTTTTGCTGCTTCATAGCCTGCTTCTCCTTGCCTTTCGGCACGTAAGAGGCTAACCTACATGTGCAAAGCATGAAATTGGCCTCAGATTAATGTTAAGCGTCTTGCCGGACGCGTAATGTTAACTGGGGCTTTTCTCTATCTGCCTTTTGGTGTTCATGCCTGAGGCAGATAGCCTCAAGCACCCGCAGTAATTCTAACTATCCAATAGATCAATGCCAACTTCTTTTCCTGCAACATCTCTCATCAGAAGTGACCCAAATTCATCCAATCAGCACAAAAGAAACATTTAAAGCGTGAATGCTACCGAACGTTCATTTCAATTACATCGTTTTGATTTTTAACAGTTTTCACCTCAACAAATCAAATGGCATTAGCATTCATCATGGAAGAAAGACTGATAAAAATGATCATTTTCAATGACTTATGATCACACCGGGTATTGCCAAGTCATTCCTTTTACGCCAGGATACCCACAAGTGAGTAGTCGAGGAGAGTTTGCCAATTTTTGCGATATAAATTTCAATGTCCGAAGAACCATTAATTGTTAATTGATTCTGTATAAGGTATTAACATGACAATTTCATATATTCCTATTCTGAAAGCGAAACGTTCTGAGTTATCAGCTTTATCGCAGCTATCCATTGAAAAGAAATCAAAAATTTTGCCATTACTCGAAATTGAACCAGTGCCAATTGACCCTGATTCAGGTATTGCCTTAAAGAGTTATAACGAGACTCTTATAGAGTTCGGAAAGAAAGTCTCAAAATCTTGCTCAGATATGCAAGGTGTTTATATTGATGGATTATTAATTGAAGAGCATTTTATTTCTCCTGAAGATCATTACCCTATAATAAATGCGGTTAATCAAGTTAGAGATATGGGGATAAGAGTTATTCCTGTCAGTTCACCAACTCGCCCATCTAACTATAAAAGAGCGATTGATGAATTAATGCAGAATGAAATATGCTTGAGATTAACCACGTTAGATCTGGTTAACCCACAATTAATAACGCATTACATTAATCATCTGGGAATTCCTTTATCAAATATTGATATAATTATTGACTTAAGAGATGAGTTAACCGAGGATAAAATTAATTCCGGCGAACTATATACTTTGGCAATGGGATTGATAAACAATCTGGCGCACCTCAATGAATACAGAAAAGTGATTCTTTCTGGGGGTTCATTTCCTACAGATCTCAGTGATATTTCTGTTGGTCTATATTCTCAACCTCGAATCGAGTGGATTTTATGGCAGAGTTTAATGAATAGAAAAGAACTTGCCAGAAATGTGATTTATAGTGATTATGGAGTACAGCACCCCGACTTTAATAGGCTTTCGACGCGATTCCCTAGCGTATCTGCCAGCGTCAGATACTCTGGAGATAATGACTTTTGGGTATTTCGAGGAAGAGTAGCTAATCGCTTTGGTTATGAACAATATGGTAAACATAGTGAGGATATTCTTGCTCATCGAGAATATTCAGGGCCTACATTCTGTGCGGGAGATAGAGACATAGAATATTATGCAAACGAGTATCAAGCCTACAAAGCCAATCCCTCTGGTAACTATAAATTTGGTAGCCCAGAGGTATGGCGTAGGATTGGGCAAAACCATCACATAACTAAGGTTGTTGAGCAACTCGCCACTCTTTACGGGCTTTAAGTTTAACTCGAACAGCTTCACGAAGCTCGCCAACATCCATACTATTGGCGAGTTTTGACCATAAGACGCGTTTAGGTTTATTTTTCAAATTCTGTAGCTCCCCTACATCACTTAATAGGGAAAGCAATTCATCTTTCCAAAGAAGCATTGTTAAGGAAAGTTTGTCCACTTGTGGATTCAACTTGCTAGTTCGAATTGTTTTTAAATGGATACCTTGCCGTGCACCTTGCGTAACTTGCTTTATCCCCCACCATGATGGAACTATGCTTAAAGCATCATAAAGATGGCAATCAGAGACAACCAAAGTTACTTTATCCATCACTGATGAGTAATGTTGCACCTGCGCTGGTAATCTGAGCAAGTTATCACTCTTGCTCTTCAACTCATAACCATGTATAAGCCCATTGATCACTGCTATATCAGCTCTGCTAGCCCCTAGATTCATCGTAAACTCATCAATGATTAGGGTGTCAGGATCTTTATGATGATCTCTCAGAATCTTGGCATGCACAGCCTTTCTTACATCAATGTCTCTCATACCATAGTTGCGCTTTCATCGACTCTCTCAAGCCATGATTCTATATCATGGTTCGCATGAATGCCATTTGATATGACCAGTGGTTAAACATTGCACAGAAAAGTGGATGTGTATTTTAACAAAAGCAATGACGGCTAACCATGTTGGTATGTCGATAAAATGTTTCAACGTAAGCATTATCTGTTCCGCCCTTTCAGACGGCCTCCTGATGTTCTGAGGGTGCAGAATCCCTCCGGTTAAGGATTTAATAAAAATCGTTTCTGATTTAAATCTTCAGTATTTAGTTGTTAGTCGGTTTATAGCCTTTATGCTTCGGCCTTATTTCTCAGCCATACACAAACCGGGCCATCTTCGGTGTCATGTATTGAACCAATAAACCATCCATTGCCCTCTGGTCGTTCCGGTTCCCATGCAGAAATATCAGCATCACACGCATCAAGGTCAGCACATCCTTCATCTCTGAAGCAGAGGACGTATTGAAGATTATTTTCCTCCATCCAGGCGTTAAACTCTTCCGTTGAAATATATTCCCGACCGTCACAGAATTTTTCATATTCAGGATGCGTCCAGCAGCCATATTCATCACGTACTACTGGTATTTCTTTAATTTCATTCATTTCTGTTCTCCCACGTTTTCAGACTTTCACCACAGAACGGACAAAATGAAACCCGAACTGGTAATTTAGAAAATTCACCGGAACGCAACATCACAAAATCAGGACCGCGAGTTAAACTCTCATTCCAGATTTTGTATATCAGCAGACCTTTTCGCATCGTGTATTCAGCATCATGCTCAAGGGACTTTGCCAGTGCTGCACATGGTTCTATCTTGTTGCCATTAACCTGGCATTTTGATTCACTCACCGCACCACCTCCTCAAAATTCCCCTGATAAAACGCCAGTACGCGCTGCATAACTTCGCTCTTCCGGCACTCGAGACAGATTATGTTCAGACGCCTGTCGTAGCGGCGTATTTCGCCATCTGGTAATGACCAGATAAGGTCCGGATCAACCGCAGATGGTTTCTTCAGCTTTGCCCTTGAGAGTTTTTTGCGGGCATTTTGCCAGTCTTTACGAGCCTGTTCAGACGGGAATAACCCGTAGCCAGAATTGTATACATCGCCACTGGCAACCAGCTCTCTGGCCAGAACGCTCATCAGATATCTTGTTGCCCCAGTTTTAGTTTCCAGTTGTCGTAACGTCTCGCGCCCACTCTGGCGTACGAGTTCAACAACCTGCCCTTTAATTTTTTCCCGCTCTTCTTGTGTAAAAACTTTTGCCACAAGCCCTCCTGAAAATTACCCCATGACCTGAAATCTGTTACCCTCTGAATCCCGGCGGAATTTCGGTGTCCGGTTCAGAAATATGATTAACACAACGCTGGTTGTTCGTGCCGCTTACCGGGAGCAACCAGGGGTTTTCAAAATTCCGGTCCGGTCCAAAAAACGTCGTCGCTCGCTGAACAAATTCCGTTCCCGTTTTCCCGGTAGCCGCCAAGTATCTTGCGTAACGCCTCACGCCATCCAGCATGGCCTCTGGTGGCACCCCCTCGCGTAATCTGGCCTTCCAGGCACTGAAAGCGGATTTCTTCGGGTTTGCCCCAGCACGCAACGGGTACTCCCGCCAGACCTGTTCGAACACATCCGGATAATCCACTCGTCCCACAGACTGCCCGGTGTTTTCCGGGACTACCCGATCGGCTTCCCGCTGAATGGCGGAATCGGCTTCGGGCTGCTGCAGTTGGTGTGATTGCTCCGGCCTTGCGGTCATCACCTGCTGCACAGCGCCCGAATCGGCTTTCAGCGCATACGCTGAATCGGCTTCCGGTGTCGTGCCTGCTGGCTGACCAAGATTGACGGTCTGAACATCCCCTGCCTGGTTCGTGGCGTTTTTTACGCCATGGACCATAGTGTTTTGATCTTCTTGATCTGTATCTTTATCTGTATCTTTATCTGTCGTGACTCGTCGTGACATGTGCGTGACATTTCGTGACGCGCCGTGACAATCGCCATTTTGTTCCCGCTTTCTTTCCCTCTCTCGCTGCGCCCTCTTGCGCTCTGCAGGAGATTTTGCGGTTTGCGAAATATTGCCGTTGTCCTCTTTAAGCACCTGGCGTTTTTCCCATCCAGTGATTAAATCACCATCAAGTACCCGCCCCTGCATCGTCTGCAAAATTGAATCAATTACCTCTTCTGTCACGTCGAGCGCACTTGCCAAATCTTCTGTCGTGACATCAATGTGACCTCGCGTGACATTTCGTGACGCGCTCACCAGGAGGTGGATATACACTGCCATCACTGTTGCAATTGGCTGCCCTGACACCCTGGCAATTGTTCGCCACTTAGGGTCATTTGGCATGTCATGCCATAATCTGAGCCAGGCGTTAGCCATACTCACCTCTTTTGATACCGAATCTTTTTACTCACAAATTGCCGGAAGTGATCCGGTATGAATATTGCGAGTCAATGCACAGCCACAATATTTCCTGCAGGGCCACCACGATTCATCTGGTTGAAACCAGCGATCGCCACTGCGACAAAATCATCAGCGTCTCTCACCAGTCGTTCCCGCGTCTCCACCAGCTCCCGAAAATAAGCTGAACTGTGGCTGCGCATTCTGGCCACCAGCAAAGGTGGCATTGCCTTTTCGATCGCTGGTAACAACGCCTGAATTTTTTCAACTGCATCAGGGGTGTCTTTCTCTACCCAGCGGAAAATTTTCTGGGTATTGCGAGCCAGGGCTTCCGGATGGCTGTCGTCATACAGTTCTGGGAACGTCATACCCAACTCAAAATAAGCCTGGGTTATTCCAGCTGCTGGAACTTTCTCACCATCAGGATATGCCCAGGCATTCATCGCCATGCGGATGTGCTCATGTTTGATTTTCATGAATCATTTGCCTCTTGATGCTTCGGGTATGATCGTTTTCGTCATTTGGTTGCTTCATCGACATATTCTGCGAATAACATGACGAGCGTCGTAAGTATGTCCAATCAACATCAGGACGAAGTTCTTCACACAGGACACCACCTTTTGTTGCTCGTTCAATCGCAGGACATCTCTCAGCAGGCAACTGACGTACACCTTTGATCCATTGATTTACGCTTGGAGGAGATACACCTAAAAGCCTAGCCATTGCTGATTGCCCACCGACAACAGCACAAGCTCGTTTGAATGAATAGTTATCTTTTTTCATCGAATGAACTCCAAAAAACACACAATAATATTAGGCTTAGCCTAATGCGATTGTCAATAGGCTATGCCTAACGCTTCGAGAGTAGGGATTGCCTAACGCGATGCGCATAGGAGACTATTAAGCAATGCTTAGTGGTAAAGACTTAGGCCGAGCGATAGAGCAGGCCATCAACAAAAAAATTGCATCAGGAGCCGTCAAATCAAAGGCGGAAATCGCACGTCATTTCAAAGTCCAACCACCATCAATCCATGACTGGATTAAGAAAGGTTCGATAAGTAAAGACAAACTTCCAGAACTATGGCGTTTCTTTTCTGATGTGGTTGGTCCAGAGCATTGGGGGCTTAACGAATACCCCATACCAACCCCATCCACTTCAGATACAAAAAGTGAACTTTTAGACATAAACAGCCTTTATCAAGCCGCCTCTGATGAAAAAAGAGCAATTGTGGCTTTCCTCTTATCTGGAAATGCTACGGAGCCTAGTTGGGTTGATCATGACGTTCGCGCCTACATTGCCGCAATGGAAATGAAGGTAGCTAACTATCTGAAAAATCAAGAATCAAAACGGAAAAGCCAGAACATCACCAAGACAGGAACTTAAACTTATATGGTCCGACGGGAAATTCCTAGTTCCCGTTAGTTAACTCCTACTACCTCTCCCACAAACCATCACCTATTAGGTCGCACCCAAATCATTAGGCATAGCCTATTGACAAGCAATTAGGCATTTCCTATAGTTTTCCCATACCAACCCATCCCGTCCCACACAATACAGGGCAATACCTAGAGTTACCCGGCAGTGGTCAGGGATTAAGTAGCCAGCCCGAGGCGTATGAACATGACGGCGGGAACACTTTGTATAACAGCGCAGCAGGTTTTTAGTTCCGCTACCCCAGCGTTAAGGGGAAATGAGGTCAGCATGGATACTATCGAGCTTGGCAACAACGAATCTCTGGTATGTGGCGTGTTTCCCAATCAGGACGGCACGTTTACCGCGATGACGTATACCAAAAGTAAAACGTTTAAAACCGAAGCTGCCGCGCATCGCTGGTTAGCCAGAAACGCTAACTGATTAGCGCCAGTAAAAACAGGTTTCCACAGGTTAATTTACCCTGAAAAGTCAGGGCATAACACGAAAGCGCACGGCGAGATCCCTTTGCATATAAGTCTTGTCGTTAAATTTCTTCGACCGTGCGCTTCTGGTTGTGGCAATCCGCGAAATGGCGCGGCGGTAAGTATGGCGGGGGTATTCCTTCCCCCGTTGAGGACACCGGGTTGTCAGGTTGACCATACGCTTAAGTGACAACCCCGCTGCAACGCCCTCTGTTATCAATTTTCTGGTGACGTTTGGCGGTATCAGTTTTACTCCGTGACTGCTCTGCCGCCCTTTTTAAAGTGAATTTTGTGATGCGGTGAATGCGGCTAAGCGCACGCGGAACAGTTAAAACCAAAAACAGTGTTATGGTTGGATTCTCTGTATCCGGCGTTAATTGTTAACTGGTTAACGTCACCTGGAGGCACCAGGCACCGCATCACAAAACTCATTGTTGAGGGCGCGATAATGAAAACGTTATTACCAAACGTTAATACGTCTGAAGGTTGTTTTGAAATTGGTGTCACTATCAGTAACCCTGTATTTACTGAAGATGCCATTAACAAGAGAAAACACGAACGGGAGCTATTAAATAAAATATGCATTCTTTCAATGTTGGCCCGTTTACGTCCGATACAAAAAGGATGCTGGCAATGAATACAGCATTTGCACTTGTTCTGACAGTTTTTCTTGTTTCCGGAGAGCCAGTTGATATTGCAGTCAGTGTTCACAGGACAATGCAGGAGTGTATGACTGCAGCAACCGAACAGAAAATTCCCGGTAACTGTTACCCGGTCGATAAAGTTATTCACCAGGATAATATCGAAATCCCGGCAGGTCTTTAAAACAGTTCCGTAATAAATATCCGGTTTCATTCTTATATGCCAGCAATGGCAGGGATTTGTTCATCCTTAAATCTGTCATGAGGTTAAAACAAAATGAGTAAAGTCTTTATTTGCGCCGCCATTCCTGACGAACTGGCAACAAGGGAAGAAGGCGCTGTGGCTGTAGCCACAGCCATTGAAGCTGGCGACGAACGCCGTGCTCGAGCAAAATTTCACTGGCAGTTCCTGGAACATTATCCGGCTGCTCAGGACTGCGCTTATAAATTTATTATCTGCGAGGATAAACCTGGCATACCCCGCCCTGCCCTCGATTCATGGGATGCTGAATATATGCAGGAAAACCGCTGGGATGAGGATTCTGCTTCTTTTGTCCCGGTTGAGACTGAATCCGATCTGATGAACGTCACTTTTGACAAGCTGGCCCCTGAAGTACAGAACGCTCTCATGGTTAAGTTCGACACATGTGAAAACATCACCGTTGATATGGTTATTAACGCACAGGAATTGTTGCAGGAAGACATGGCAACATTCGACGGACATATCGTTGAAGCGTTGATGAAAATGCCAGAAGTTAACGCCATGTATCCGGAGCTTAAGCTGCATGCCATCGGGTGCGTTAAGCATAAATGTAAGCCTGGTGCCAAATGGCCCGAAATTCAGGCAGAGATGCGCATCTGGAAAAAACGTCGCGAAGGTGAACGCAAGGAAACCGGAAAATACACGTCTGTTGTTGATCTCGCCCGCGCCAGAACCAATCAACAGCACACTGAAAATTCAACAGGAAAAATCAGCCCGGTCATTGCTGCCATTCATCGCGAATACAAGCAGACATGGAAAACACTGGATGACGAACTGGCCTACGCTCTCTGGCCTGGTGATGTGGATGCCGGAAACATTGACGGCAGCATCCATCGCTGGGCAAAAAATGAAGTTATCGACAACGACCGCGAAGACTGGAAGCGTATCTCGGCATCAATGCGCAAACAGCCTGATGCCCTTCGCTACGACCGCCAGACTATTTTTGGCCTTGTCCGTGAACGTCCGATCGACATTCACAAAGACCCTGTGGCACTGAACAAATACATTACTGAATACCTGACTACAAAGGGCGTGTTTGAAGATGAAGGAACAAATCAGAGCGCAACTGATACTCTCTCGTCGCCAGTACCAGAAACTGATGCAGTGGAAACGGCAATTCCAGACAACGAAAAAACCGAATGCAAAGTGGAAGTCGAACCATCTGTAGAACGTGAGGGGCCGTTCTACTTCCTCTTCACCGACAAGGATGGCGAAAAATACGGTCGCGCAAACAAACTTTCTGGTCTGGATAAGGCGCTGTCTGCTGGGGCTACTGAAATCACGAAAGAAGAATATTTCGCCCGCAAAAACGGTACATACTCAGGTTCACAACAAAATACTGGTGCATCTGACACGACCGCACAACCAGGGTCAGTAAAAGTTACCGCTGACGAAGTAAACAAAATTATGCAGGCAGCCAATATCAGCCAGCCTGACGCCGATGAACTGCTTGCAGTATCACGTGGTGAATTTGTTGAAGGGATTAGCGACCCGAATGATCCGAAATGGGTTAATGGGATCCAGACCCGCGATTCTGTGAACCAGAACCAGCAAGAAACGGAACAGAACGACCAGAAAGCGGAACAAAACAGCCCAAGTACGCAACAAAACGAGCCAGAAACGAAACAACCTGAACCAGTAGTGCAACAGGAACCGGAAAAGATCTGCACCGCCTGCGGTCAGACCGGCGGCGGCAACTGCCCTGATTGTGGCGCGGTGATGGGCGACGCAACATACCAGGAAACATTCGATGAAGAGTATCAGGTTGAAGTTCAGGAAGATGATCCGGAGGAAATGGAAGGCGCTGAACATCCACACAAAGAGAACACTGGCGGCAATCAGCATCACGATAGCGATAATGAAACTGGCGAGACGGCAGATCACTCAATTAAGGTGAACGGTCATCAAGAAATCACATCCACCAGCAGGACGTGTGACCATCTAATGATCGACCTTGAAACCATGGGAAAAAATCCTGATGCCCCGATCATCTCAATAGGTGCAATATTTTTCGATCCGCAAACCGGAGATATGGGACCGGAATTTAGTAAGACTATCGATCTGGAAACTGCTGGCGGAGTCATTGATCGGGACACCATTAAATGGTGGCTTAAGCAATCACGCGAAGCGCAATCTGCCATTATGACCGATGAAATCCCGTTAGATGATGCACTGTTACAATTGCGGGAATTTATCGACGAAAACTCCGGTGAATTTTTTGTTCAGGTCTGGGGAAATGGAGCCAACTTCGACAACACGATTTTGCGCCGTTCATACGAACGGCAGGGGATCCCCTGCCCGTGGCGTTACTACAACGATCGCGATGTACGCACAATCGTTGAGCTGGGGAAAGCCATAGACTTCGATGCCAGAACGGCTATTCCATTCGAAGGTGAGCGCCATAATGCACTTGATGACGCCCGTTACCAGGCAAAATACGTTTCAGTTATCTGGCAAAAACTGATCCCGAGTCAGGCTGATTTTTAATGTTCAACCGTCGCCAGTTGTCGTTGATATTCTGCAACTGGCGCGTTCCGGAGTGATAGCCATGAGCGAACAGTACCTGATAACGCTCGACGAGTGGAAACCAAAACGGTTCAGTCTCCCAATAACAAACACTACCCTGGTGAAATACGGAAAACTAGGATACATCGTTCCAAGGCCACAAAAAATTCGTGGGCGTTGGCTGATAGATCGCCGAGCAGTATTTGTTGGGCCTGGTGAAACGGGAATTGCGCCGGAAATTCATACTGGCGATGATGATGCACTGAAGGAGATTTTAACTCATGTCACCGAGGCCACGAAAAAACAGCACTGACGTAGCCGGTCTTTACGAAAAGTTTGATCGCAGAACTGGCAGAGTTTACTACCAGTATAAAAATCCTGTGACTGGAAAATTTCACGGACTCGGAACAGACAAAGGTAAGGCAGAAAAAATCGCTTCCACAGCCAATCAGCGAATAGCTGCAGCAGAAGCTGAATATTTCATGCGCAAAATTGATGAAAGTCCGTCAGCAACAAAACGTCGGGGTATCAGATTAAAGGCATGGGTTGATCGATATCTGAAAATACAGGACACGCGACTGAAAAATGGAGATATTGCAGCTACAACTCACAAAGAAAAAGCCCGAATGGCTGCATACCTGGTTTCCCGTCTGGGAAACCATCCATTGAAAGAACTGGAAGTAAGAGACTTTGCATTAATACTGGATGATTGGCTGGATAAAGACATGGTCAGCACAGCGAGAGTAAATCGTGGATTATGGGTTGATATTTATAAAGAAGCACAGCATGCAGGAGAAGTTCCTCCTGGATGGAATCCTCCGGAGGCTACCCGTAAACCGATCCCTAAAGTAACCAGAGCCAGACTCACCCTGGAAGACTGGCAAAAAATTTACAACGCAACGCCTGAAAAACACTTTATCCGTAACGCAATGCTTCTTGCGATTGTTACTGGTCAGCGCCGTGATGACATTTGCCACATGCGTTTTTCAGATGTGTGGAACGAACACTTGCATATCACCCAGGGAAAAACCGGAATGCGCCTGGCGTTACCGCTTACACTACGCTGTGATGCCATTGGGATAACGTTAAAAGAAGTTATTGATGGGTGCCGAGACAGAATATTAAGTCCATATCTAATCCATAGTAGGCACCAGAAACAACCAAAACCGATGAGTAAAGACAACCTGAGCGATTACTTCGCCAAAGCGCGAGATCTGGCTGGAATAATTCCACCAGCAGGAAAAACACCGCCAACATTTCATGAACAACGCTCCCTGTCAGAACGGTTGTACCGCGCACAGGGTGTCGATACAAAAACATTACTGGGACATAAAGTCCAGGCTACCACCGATCGCTATAACGATACCCGAGGTCAGGAATGGGTTAAGTTGGTTATTTAACAAACATCATATGGAATATCCGTCACCATTTCAGGAAAAAAGTGTTGTAAAATGCGTGCCCTGGTTTTGGGGAAAAGTTTTGGAGAGATTTTGGAGAAAGGAAAAAATTGAATAAATTCAAAATCCTGAAAGTGTCCCGCCTTATGAATAAGAAGG